GGACTGATGGGGTTGTCGGGCTCTGAGGCAGAGCGGGCCGCTCGGCTCTACCTCAAGGATGGTCAGGGGGCTCCTGACGTCGAGACGGATGCTGCTGCTTTGGCAGCCATTGAACGGCTTTTGGCCGAAGCAAAAACACCCCTCATTCAATAAGGAGCCACTCATGGCCGAACTTGCAGAAAAAATTGGCGAACTTGGCGCCTCCCTCGCATCCATCAAGGAGCAGGTGGGCAATCTCGCCACCGACTTCACCTCGAAGCTTGCCGCCAACGGCGAAGTTTCGGCGGAGCTGAAGGAAAAGACCGACAAGGCTCTGTCTGAACTTGGCGACGTTACGACCCGCCTCGGCGAGATGGAGAAGCGCGCCGCGCGTGAGCGGGAAAACGGCGAAGACGAGCAAAAGTCCCTCGGTGACCTCGTCATCGATTCCTCTGAGTTTAAGGCTGGTATGCTCACCGGCGCTTCTCGTGGATCCATCCGCGTCAAGGCCGACCGCGCTGCCATCACCTCGGCCAATACCACTGTCGGCGCCGGCCGATCTCAGGGTACCTCTCTGGTTCCCGGCGCGCGCGTTCCTGGTATCTTTGGTCTGCCTGAGCGCCAGCTGACGATCCGCGACCTGGTTCTGCCCGGCCAGACTGCTTCGAGCTCGATCGAATACGTCAAGGAAACCGGCTACACGAACAACGCTGCACCGGTCGCTGAAACGACTGCGAAGCCTTATTCGGATCTGACGTTCGACATGACGTCCGCGCCGGTCCGCACAATCGCGCACCTCTTCAAGGCCTCCCGTCAGATCCTGGACGACGCGCCTGCGCTTCGCTCCTACATCGACGGCCGCGCTCGCTACGGTCTCCGTTTCGCCGAGGAAAATCAGCTGTTGAATGGCTCTGGCACCGGCCAGAACATCCACGGTCTGGTTCCGCAGGCAACCGCATTCAACCCGGCATTCGCTGCCGCAGACGAAACAGGCATCGACCGTCTCCGTCTGGCTGTTCTGCAGGTCGTTCTCGCTGAGTATCCGGCGACCGCGTTCGTTCTGAACCCGATCGACTGGGCGAAGATCGAGCTGACCAAGGACGCCGGCGGCAACTACATCATCGGCAATCCGCAGGGCTCGCTCACTCCGACGCTCTGGAACCTGCCGGTGGTTTCGACGCAGGCCATGGCCGCAGGCGAGTTCCTCACCGGCGCGTTCAGCTTCGCAGCCCAGATCTTCGACCGCATGGAAATCGAGGTTCTGTTGTCCAGCGAGAACGTCGACGACTTCGAGAAGAACATGTTCACGATCCGCGCTGAAGAGCGCCTGGCATTCGCAGTCTATCGCCCCGAGTCCTTTGTGACTGGCGATGTCGAAGGCGCCTGATTGAACTAAGGGGAGCTTCGGCTCCCCTTCCTTGAAAGGGAATGAGCATGACCGATTTTCTGGAAGTGAAGGCCAAGCGCACGTTCGCCGTTGGCAAAGAACTGAAGACTAAAAAGAGCGATCCGTTCAAGGTCGAGGCAGGCGAGGCAAAGCAGCTCGAGGCGCAGGGGCTGGTCGACATCGTCGGCGAGGCAAAGGCAGCCGTTGAAGACGACGCCGCGGATGAATCAGATGACAAGCCGGTGATCTCCTCTGCTCGCTCGACGAAGAAGAAGGACAAACCCGATGCTGTCAACGAAGGTTCGTAAGCGCAGGGTCGCGTCCTATATCGGCGCCGGTATCGTCAACGGTATCGGCTCGCCGGTGAATTCTGTTGCACCTGCCATCACGGGCACGGCTCAGGTCGGCCAGACGCTGACATCGACCACAGGCACATGGTCTGGCTCCCCGACTTACGCCCGGCAGTGGTTTGCTGATGGCGTCGCGATTTCTGGCGCTACGGCCGCGACTTACGTTCCCGTTGTGGGTGACGTTGGTAAGGCCATCACGGTTCGCGTCACAGCCACAAATGACAAGGGCAGTGTGCCGGTCACAAGCGCGCCCACGTCCGCAGTAGTGGCTGCCTGATATGGCGATCGTCGATCTCGAAACCGTCAAGAAGCATCTCCGTGTCTTTCATGAAGATGAAGATACGGAGATCGGCCTATATCGCGACGCTGCTGAAAGCATCGTGGCGCAACATCTTGATCGCGAAGTCGTAGCTGCCGGTGAAACGCCTACGGCTGCTGATGGCATTGAGGCAACGCCCGCAATCGTGTCGGCGATCCTTCTTGTGACAGGAGACCTCTACGAGGTGCGCGAGCCTGACCCCAAGGCAACGGGCGACGCAGTCCTTCCGCGTGCAGTGCGGATGCTTTTGGCGCCGTGGCGTGTCTGGCGAACAGTGGCGGACGACTATGTGGCTCCGCTTCCATGAACCGTTCGACTGGCGCCAGCCAAGCTTCACCATCGCCTATCAGCCGGGCCTCTACAACGTCACGCGCAAGTGCGCCGCGGCTGCGATAGCGGCTCGGGCTGCCGAACCCACCAAGGATCGACCGAATGCCAAAACGCAAGAGGGCGGGCGCAGGCTCGCTGAGTGAGCGCATCGGCTTTGAGGCCGAGGTTGAGGGCGACGATGGGTATGGCGGTGTTGTGGTCGGGTTCGCGGAGCAATTCGAGGAGCCAGCCAGGCTTGAACCGCGTGTCGGCAGTGCGACTGTCATCGCCAGCCGCCTGCAAGGCGTCCAGCCCTTCACCATGACCGTCCGCAGCAACGAACGCACGCGCACCATCACGCCAGCGTGGAGGGCGCGCAACAAGCGCACCGGTGTGCTCTACGCGATGAAGGCTGGGGTCAACATCGACGAGCGCAACCAGTGGATCGAGCTGCTTGTGGTGCAGGGGGAGGCGTCGTGATCAAGGCAAAGGTTCTGGGCCGCGAGGCGCTGACAAAAAAGCTCAATCAGGTCGCTCCGCTCGCCAACAAATACGCCGCCGAAGCGAAACTTCAGATTGCTACCGAAGCCGCCGATAAAATCTCCGACCGAGCGCCGATAAGCAACAGCGCAACTGCTGGCGACTACGCTGCTTCGATACAGGGCGGCAAGATTTCTGACCGGCCGAGCGCAAAGGCGCTAGTCGGTGCAACGGCCAGCAAAGATCCGGATGCGACGGGCGTTTTCGCCGCGTGGATCTGGCACTTTTTGGAGTTCGGAACGCGGCCGCATAACGTTGCGAAGGGTGGCGGTACGGTTGCCGGCAAGAAACAGGCGGCAGGCGCAAAGATGCACCCTGGCACGCGGGCGCAACCGCATATTTTCCCGACATGGCGCGCGTTCAGGGCTAAGGCGAAAAAGCGGATCAACGACGCCGTCTGGCGAGGCGTGAGGGAGGCCATGAAAAAGTAATGGCCAACCCAGATCTCGAATTGCAGGGTGCCATCGTTGCCAGGCTGAAGGCGCGAGCCGGTCTGACGTCGAAGGTGGCCCAAAGGATTTATGACAGACCGCCGACCAACGCACCGTTTCCATACGTCGAATACGGGGAAAGCCAAGTCATCAGGGATGATGTCGACTGTCTGAAGTCGAACCTCATCTATGTGACGATCCACGTTTGGTCGCAATACTCAGGCGGCTTCAAGGAGCTCAAGGAAATCATTCACGAGGTCGTCGAGGCTCTGGATGAGGCGCCCTTAGTGCTGCCCTCGCATCGATTGATATCGATTACTCGGCAAGACACCCGTCATTTCAAAGACCCGGATGAAGTTACGACGCATGGCGTCGTCGAGTTCGTTGCGCGCGTCGAGACACCGGCCTGATTGGCCACCAACCCCTAGTTTTTGAGGTTTACAAATGGCCGACGGTCAACAGATTGGTCGTACGCTGCTCATCCAGATTGGTGACGGCGAAACTCCTGAAGTCTTTTCGAACCTGTGCGGTCTGACGACCCGCAGCTTCAATATGTCCGCAAATGAAGTCGACACGACTATCACGGACTGCGTCAATCCCGAAAACACGCCGCAGAAAACGGCAGAGCCGGGCATCAAGAACCGTACGTTCTCTGGTTCCGGCAAGTTCGTTAAGAGCGCTTCCAACACCGCGTTCATGACGCACGTCAACGATGCCACGAAGTTCAATGCCAAGGTGATCGTGCCTGGCCTCGGAACTTACACCGGCCCTTGGTTCGTTTCTGAATTCGAGTTCAGCGGCGAGATGGAAGGCAACATGGAATTCACTGCCACGTTCGTCGCCGCTGGCGTTCTGACGTTTGTTGCGGAGGTGTAATTTGGCTGATGCTGAAAAGCCTTTTCCGTTGGAAGTGAACGGAGCTCGCGGTGAGGTCGGCCTGTGGGTCGGCAAGGAACCGCTGGTCATCGTCGCGGAGATGGGCGGACTTACTGCCGTGTCTACGCGTCTCTCTTGCAAGAGCATGTCCGATTTGTTCCTTCGCCTTTCCGGCGTCGAGCCGGCCGCCACAGTGGCCGCGCTCGATCTGCTTACCGTGCGGGGCGACAAGGTGAAGGCAATTGGCGCATTGAAGCTGAAGCACTTCGGCGCTGTTGCCAAGGCGATCTCTGAGGCGTTGTCCCATCATTTTGATGAGGAAGACGAGGGAAACGGGGAAGCCGCTCAAAAGGCGGCATAGAAGAACCGTTCCCCTGGCGCGACTGGCAAAAGATCGCTTTTGGCGGCCTTGGATGGACACCCGGAATATTCTGGTCGTCCAGCTTGACCGAGTTCACTCTCGCGGTGAAAGGCAAGGCTGAAGCAAACGGCACCAAAAAGTCTGTCGCTCCACCATCTGACGAAGAGATGGATGAATTGATCAAGACGTATGGTGGTTAGGCTAAGCCGGGTTCGGCTTAGCTGAGCAGTCTACCGCGGCGAAAGTCGTGTTCTCATGATTCTTCACGCTTTCGCGATAGACGCTGCATCCGGTGGCCTTTTCGATCGCTTTAGTGTTCCGAACCCAAACCATCGGATCGAGCATCAGGAATGACTGGTCTTTTGGATTGTTCGGCATCGCCTTGTAGGAGCCAGCCTTGTTGCCCATAGGGGAGACGGAAAATTCAATGCCGTCGATCTCAACGACTTGTCCGTTTGGATAGTACTGCTCCATTTTGGTGCAGCCCGTAAGGACCGCGACCATTGAAGCCGCCATTGCCACCGATATTTTCATCGTACCCCCAAAGATATTATGCTGGCTTCAGCTTAACCGCCGTACCCGTCGCCGCGACAAAGAGTATGCCTCCGGTGCCGCCGGTCGCCAGTTGATTGTAATCCAGGTCAACAGAGATTACGGCGTCCGCTCCGACCTCAAAGGCTTCTGACCTAAGGCCATCCAAACATGCGAGACGTGCCTCCTTTAGTGAGGCTTGGGAAGCGTTCGCCCGACCACCCACAAAATCCCGCCAATTATTGGCCACGTCTTTGAAAACGCTCATGCCCAAGGCGGCTTCCGACGCGACTATCGATATGACGCTCTCGACCTGCCGATTTGGCACGTCAATTGAAGTCGTCATGATAATTGACTGCTTTTTTGCGTCGCCATCGCTCTTCGCGAGCACTTCCTCGCAGTCAACGCAGTGACCGTCCTTACCGCCCAGATAATAGTCCGAACCGCACCGTTTGCACTTGGGCATATCCATCCCTTTCGGCTCGCTCCTGGCGGGCCTTTTCACGTTAGGACACCGACTTGGCCGGTAATAATAGTGATGATCTGATTATCTCAATCAGCACCGACCTTGCAACCGTAAAGCGTGCCCTAAACAGGCTGGTGTCGGACGTAGGCGCGGCATCCAGTGGCATCGAGAAACGTTTTGCCGCGACTGGGAAATCGATCAACAATTCGCTCACCACGTCGATGCAGGATCGCATCAACAGTATGGTGGGTATTGGGACGACGGCAGCAAAAGAATGGAACGGGGTTCTCGCTGATCAGCAGAAAGAGCTTGATCGCCTCCGCACCAAATACAGTCCGTTGTTCGCTACCATTTCGAATTATAAAAACGCCGTCGCCGAGATCCGGCAGGCACATGCTGCCGGCGCCATTTCTGCTAATGAGATGGCCTCGGCAATTCAACGAGAGCGACAGGCCGCCCTTGCGTCGACTGCAGCCATCAAAGGCCGTAACGCCGCACTGAAGGCTACAGTTACAACGAGTAGCGGCAACAGCTTCAACACAGCGAACATCGCCGCCCAGTTTCAGGACATCGGCGTAACGGCAGCGATGGGCATGTCGCCTATCCAGATCGCTTTGCAGCAAGGCACGCAGCTTTCGGCCGTTCTACAGCAGATAAAGGATAGCGGGCAGGGGGTTGGGCAAGGTCTTGCAGCCGCTTTTGCTTCCGTAATATCTCCGCTGTCTTTGGTGACAATCGGTGTCATTGCCGCTGGTACGGCGGCATTTCAGTACTTTTCCACCATAATGAGCGAAGGCGATAAGTCCGCCGAGGTGCTCAAAGAGCAGGCTGCGCTGATTGCTGCCGTAGCCGAGCGGTGGGGCGATGCAGTGCCTGCCTTGCGCGATTACGCTGATCAGTTGAAGCGTGCGCAGGACAACGCCGACCTCACCAAGGGCGCAGACATCGTAAACACGAGTACGCTTGCCGACGTCCGCAAGGAAGTCGAAAGCACGCGCGCTACGATTGCTGACCTGGTTTCGCAGCTGCAGTCGGCCGGTGAAGAAGCTGACGTTATCAAGAACCTCCAGTCGGCATTCAATGACTTTGCGAAGGCTGCCGAAGAAGGCAAGGCGCAGACTGAAGATGTCGACCGAGTGCAGGCCGCCCTAAGTGCGGCAATCAACAGCACTGGCATTCCGGCGCTCGCTGAATTCGCGAAATACTTCTCCACACTGTCGGCGGCCGCGCTGACCGCTGCGGATAGCGTTCAAAAGGTCAATGAGGTTACCTCCGTCGCGACCTCCAGGATAAACGATCCAAGGACGTGGCGCGGAGCAGGCCAGCAGGACTCTCAATTCGGCGCTGATGCCACCATCCAAGGAACGCAGTTTCCTCTACCGGATAATGGCCCCACACCAGAACGCCGCCCATCTGACCTGGATACGGACAAAAATAGAGGGTTTGGTGCACCAAAGCGGGCGAGAACTCCGCAAAAGACCGCATCCGATCGCTTCGCTGAAGACCTTCAGGCAGTTCGCGATCGAACCGAAGCGCTTCGCCAGGAGATGAGCCTAATAGGCCTGTCCAACGAGGCTCAGACCAAGCGCCGCACTGCTCTTGACCTAGAGCAAAGGGCACTCGCTGACCTTCGAGAAGAGGCACGCAAGAAGGGCGAGAAGGATCTGGAAAGCATCACGCTTTCGCCCGACAAGATTGCCGCAATCGAGCAGGAATCTGCGGCATACGCGCGGCAGTCTGAGGCGCTTAGGCAAGCGCAAGAGCAACAGCAGAAGCTGAATGAATGGAATAACGTCGCGAGAGATGCGACGCGTGGCTTTATCGACGACCTGATTCATGGCGAGAGTGCCGCGGACGCATTTGCTGGCGCGCTAAGCCGCATTGCAGATGCGCTTCTCGACGATGTGCTCGCCAGCTTGTTCAAGGTAAACAGCGCAGCGGGTGGCGGTGGCGGTCTCCTGAGTAGCTTCCTCGGCCTGTTTGGTGGTGGCGGGTTTTCTTCTCTTCCAATGACGGGGCCGGTTCCTATCGCGAGACCCGGCTTCTCCGACGGCGGCTACACCGGCGACGGCGGAAAGTACCAGCCTGCGGGCGTCGTGCACAAAGGCGAATACGTCTTTGATCAGGCGGCAGTTAAGGCTGCCGGCGGTCCTGGAGCGATGGAAGCCATGCGCCGCAATCTCAAAGGCTACGCCAACGGCGGGCCGGTGGGGATTTCGGTGCCAAGCGTGCCGAGTTTGAGGTCGATGGGCGGCGCGAGCCAAGCTTCCGTCATCAATTACGCACCAGTCATTGATGCGCGAGGCGCTGACGCAGCGGCAGTTGCAAGAATTGATGCGAGCCTTCAGCGTACACAACGCGACCTGAAGGCAACCATCCTCAGCACTGTTCGCGATGCACCAGGTAAAAACATTAAGTTGCGGTGATGGGCGCGAACAACTCTAATGTGACGCGATTCTCACCCATGGAGACGATGATGGACGAAGATAATACACATGACGAAAGCGGAGTAAAATTTGAGTCGATAGAGCAGGTTGACGAGAACTGGTATCACCTGACTTTCGATGCGAGAGCTTTGGATGAAAACGCCGATGTCTACGAAACCGCAGAGATTGTGATCCAATTGCGCGGCGAGGACCTCAGCGAGAGATCCCTGAAGGAAATCAGCGAAATGGGCCGGGCCCGCGTCAAGGCACTTTTGGCGAAATTCGTGGACCTCTGCTGAAGCCGTGTGAAGCAGGCAAAGTGTATAAGAAAAGGCCTCCCGATTAGGGAGGCCTCTTTACTTACGCCGCTTTCTTCGCAGCCGACGTCTTGTTAATTGACGTAACGGCGAGGTTCGTCAGCTTGTTGTTGGTGGCCTTCTCCTGATCGAGGATTTCGCTCAGGATTTTGTGTGCTTCATCGTGGCCGAGATCCTTAGCCCATTCGCGCAGCGACCCGTAACGGGCGATTTCATAATGCTCTACGGCCTGGCAAGCGGCAAGGAGGCCTGCGTCGAGCGCGGTTCCCTCGGCTTCTTCCATCAGGCCATCGGCCTCCTTGATCAAGCCCTCGATGGCATCGCATTTTTCGCCTGACGCCTTTTTGCCGATGGACTTGAAGACCTGATCGAGCTTCTTGATCTGATCCTTCGTCTCCGCGAGGTGATCTTCGGCGGCCTTCTTCAGGTCGGCGCTTTTTGCGGCTTTAGCGACCTTTGGCAAAGCCTTCGTGATCGCATTCTCGGCGTAATAGACGTCCTGCAACGTGTGCTCAAAAATTTCCGCAAGCGTTTTCATGGGTTCCTCCGGTGGTTGATTGCTGCGGGAAAATGCGCGGTTGCGGCCTTTGTTCCTTTGCGTCCCCAAACGGCGGAATCCACAATGACAATCACATACCCGCTCCCAACTTCGTTTTTCGACGAGTTCCCAGGCTGGTCGACCGACTTTCAGTTGCTTTGGCGGCAAGAACAGTCGCGCACGGCAGGGGGGCAGACCGTCGTCAAAGACCTTGGCTCTCCGCTCTGGCAGATGACGGCGCAGTCGCGCTCGATGAAGCCGAACGAACTTGACTATTGGCGTGCGCGACTCACGAGCTTGGAAAACGGGCTTAAGACCTTCCGCGCCTTCCCGAAATCGCGATGTTTTCCGGTTGCCTATCCGAACGGCAGCTGGCCAACCGGCGGTGCGTTCAGTGGCGTGGGGCAGGTGGCCACGATTGCGAGTAACCGCAAGGCTATTTCTCTCTCGGGCCTGCCAGCTGGCTACAAGGTCTCAGTCGGCGATTACATCCAGATCGGCGACAAAGACCTGCACATGGTCATGGAACCCGTGACGGCCAGTGGCAGCGGCGTGACAACGCAGTTTGAGGTTCGCCCGCATCTGTGGCCGGGGGTGGTGGCGCCTGTCGCCGCTACGCTGGTCAAGCCTTCCTGCATCATGGCGATCGTGCCTGGCTCAATTTCCACAACTGCCGACATGGCAACGGGTCGCGGCACGGTCACGTTTCAGGCGATTGAAGCCCGCTAAGGGGTATCATGAGAAACATCTCAGCAGAAAACCTTGCTGCGCTTGAGGCGCGGCAGCTGGTGGCGCGTGACTTCCTCTGGTTTGTCGCGCGTGACCGAGCAACTGGTGCGCCGGTCACCGATGGCATGTGGTCGGACGTCGGCAATGTGTCGGCAGCCATCGTGCACCCGGATACGGGCCTGCCGGTTACGCGTGACTGGTATGGCTCCGGCACTCTTGTTCAGATCGATGACATTCCTCTGGTTGCCAACCTGTCGGTTCAGAACGTCAACATCCGCCTGTCACAGGTGAGCGAGCACGTCCAGACGCTGGTACGGCAGTACGATTGCAAGCAGGCACGTGTCGAGATTTACCGAGGCCTATTTGATCCGGACAGTCGGCAGATGGTCGCGCCGGCCGAATGCCGCTTTGTTGGCTTCGTCGATACCATTACGATCAACACACCCTCTGAGAACGAAGAGGGAAGCGTGACGATGGTTTGCGCCAGCCACACGCAGGAGATGACACGCTCCAATCCGTCAACACGAAGCCACGCCACACAGGTGCTGCGACAGGCCGGTGATGCATTCTACACCGATGCTGACACCTCGTCCGAGTGGGAGTTCTTCTGGGGCTCTGAAAAGGGCAAGGTCGCGACGCAGCCGAAGCGGAAAAAGTTTTTAGGAATCTTCTGATGGACGTCAGGCGAGCGTCTGTCAGGGATATCCCCGCAATTGTTGCCTTGGCCAAGCAATTCCATAAGTCGCACGACTTTCCATTCCCGTTCAGCGCCGAGCATTTCAGCGTAACGGTGGCAGACTTCATCTCCGGTAACAATAAGCTCTGCCTGGTGTCGGGAAGCCCCGTCAGTGCGATGTTTATGGCTCAGTACGGCGTCAGCCAAATAGCACCGGTAAGGGTGGCCGACGAGTTCCTGATATGGGCAACTCCAGCTACTCGAAATGGCGCTCTGAATACCTTCGTGACGGAATACGAGCGGTGGGCAAAAGAGGCGGGCTGCCAATTCTGCCAGATGTCCGCGCAGGAGGGCATTAGGCCGGAAGCCATGACGAGAGCGTTGCGTGGCCTTGGGTATGCCCGGTCGGACGTAAGACACATCAAGAAAATCTGAGGTAACTATGCCATTTTTCAGCGCGGTCGCAGCGGCGTTCTCCGCTGTGTCGACCTTTATTGGCGGCCTCGGTGTTGTAGGCTCTTTCCTGCTAAAAACGGCTGTAGGCGTCGGCGTCAGCCTGCTCGCCCAGTCGCTCGCTGGCAAAACCAAAGACCCGATTTTCTCCATCAACGGCACACTGCAAGGCGGAGGCGATATCTCGCGCTCCTTTATCCTCGGTCGTACTGCCACAGCTGGCTCGCTTGTTTTTGTCAACACGTGGGGACAGGATGGCGACACGCCGAACGCCTACCTGACGCAGGTCATTGCGCTGTCGGATATGCCGATCCGTGGCCTTGCTGAAGTCTGGGTCAATGGCGAGCGCGTAACGCTCGGCGGGCTGACGGATCGCGGCTATGCCGTCAACGAATATCCGGACAGCCTCTGGGTCAAGTTCTACGACGGCACGCAGACGACGGCTGATAGCTTCCTGTTCACGTCGGTATCGAATGGCAACAGATGGTGGAACCCCGATCGCATCGGGCGAGGAGTTGCTTACGCTATCGTCACGGCGCGCGTGTCGAAGAACATGTTCTCGGGTGTGCCGTCCTTCAAGTTTGTCCTTGAAGGCATGCGCCTTTATGACCCGTCGCGCGACAGCACTGTCGGCGGCGTCGGCATTCATCGCTATGCCGATCCGGCAACTTGGGGTGGGGATGGCGACTTCCTGCCAGCGGTACAGATTTACAATCTGCTGCGCGGCATAACCTATAACGGCCAATGGTTCTACGGCCTGCAGAACATGGCGGCGGCGCGCCTTCCTGCTTTGGCGTGGATTGCCCAGATCGAAAAGCACCGCGCCGGTACGCTAGAATCGACTGGATGGGTAAACACCTACCGAAGCGGCGGCGAAGTCCAGGTCGAGGCTCCGCTGACGTCTGCTGTTGAGGCGTTGCTCACGGCCTGCCAAGGCAAGATTTCGGAAGTTGGTGGCGTCTACTACCTGCATTCTGGTGCTCCGGATGCTCCTGTTATTGCATTCACCGACGATGATATCCTGTCCACTGAAGAGCAGGAATTCACGCCGTTCCTTGGTTTGGCAGACACTATCAACGGTGTTTCGGCTAACTATCCTTCTCCGCAAGACGGCTGGGTATCAAAGACTGCGCCGCCGCTCTATCGGACTGACCTTGAAGCGATCGACGGTAACCGTCGTCTTATGGCCGACGTCGATTTGAACTTTGTTCCGTATGCGGAGCAGGTGCAGCGGCTGATGAGGTCGGCGCTCGAAGAGGCCCGACGCTTCCGCAGGCACACGATTGTACTGCCTCCGCGCTTCTGGGCCTACGCGACGCCGGGGACGGTGTTCTCGTGGACGTCAGAGCGTAACGGCTACGTCGCCAAGCTCATGCGCCTCGATGGCGTGGCCGATCGCGCCAACCTCGATGTGATGGTCGACATCACTGAGGTTGATCCAGCCGATTACGACTGGAACACGAACGCCGATTTCAAGCCTCCTGTTGACGGGCAGATTGGGGTCATTCGACCGACGCCGCAGGCGATTGTCGACTGGTTCGCTGAACCGGCCACAATCAAAGACGCGGCGGGTGACGATAGGCGACCTGCCATCCGGCTGACGTGGGATAATAGCGACGGTCGCCTCGATGATGTCATTGGCATTGAGTATGAGGTCCGGCTTCAAGCCACGCTTGAAAAGGTAAGCGAGGGCCGTACCGACCAGCCGCAAGTCGGCTCAATGCTGATCTCGCAGAGCCTTCTGCCGAACGAGAGTTATGTTGCTCGTGGTCGCTACATACCAGGTGGCGACAGGCCGGTTTTGTGGTCGGGATTTATCCCGGTCACTACGCCGAACGTGCTGCTTTCCGACCTTGATGTTTATGTCGACATTGATCTGAGTGGTATTGAACAAGGCCTCGCATGGCTGAACGATAGCGCTAGGTCAGCAAAAGACAAAATTCAGGGTCTGATCGCTGCGCAGTTGGAAATGTCCGCCGCTGGCATGGAGCACAGCGAGTCCATCCGCCGCAGTCTTTCTTTGGCGCTTGGCGACGCTCGCGCTGATTATAACGAGAAGATCGAGGTTGCCGTCAGCGCAACATCCGCTGTTGCGCTCAAAGTTGAAGAACTTGGCGTATCCTTTAACGGGTCTATCGCAAGTCTCACTAGCCAGGTCATAGCCGTTGCTGACGCCAATCAAGCGCTCGCAGGCAGGGTGGACGAGATTGAGGTTGAGTTTGGCGCCGCGACGGCAAGTTTGTCTTCGGACATACTTGTGGTCGCCAATGCAACATCTGCACTGGCAACGCGGACAGACACGCTAACGGCGGCACTGGGCGGCAATTCTGCCCAAGTTAGAGTGAAATGGGAGGCCAGTGCAGGCCCAGCGGGATACGATGCGCGTTTTAGCATCGTGACCGTAGTTAATGACGGCTCGACAAGAGCAGCATCATTTATGATGGATGCTCCTTCCAGTCCTTCATTGCCAACGCGCATCCTGATGCAGGCCGACCAAATCCTGATGTTCGGGACTGACCCGTCTTCCCTGAAGCGACCCTTCGTCTATCAGGGCGGCGTGCTTTACCTGGATGACGTCCGCGTCAACAGCCTTTCGGCGCTGTCTGGTGAGTTGGGAAATGTCAACATTGAGAACGCCATTGTTGGCAACCTTCAGGTTGGAACCTCTAACATCGAGCCAGGCGCAATCACGAGGGTCGACGCCAACGCGAGAACTGGCACTGGTACGTTTGATGTCACGGTGAGTCACGGCCAAGGATCTCCGACTGTGCGCCTTGATATAGTTAGCAAGCTGATATCTGGCGGAACGGTCAACGGAAAGTCCCAGATCGTTACGCAAAACATCACCAACGGTGGCGAAGTGAGCAACTTCTGCATCTTCAACTCGACGGATGATGCCAGCGGGTTCCGCTACGTTGGGAGCGATATCGTTCTCTATACGCCTGCGTCCGGTCAATCTTCCACTACGTTCAGAGTCACCGTTTCTGGCGGTCCGTTCATCGGTTCGGTGGATAGGACGATTTTGATAGCATCCACCTTCAAGCGCTAAGGAAATCCCATGACAACCGGCAACACCATGCAGATTGACCCTCTGGTCGCTCTGCAAGAAGCGAACGCGCGCGAAGAGTTCTTCAAACAGCGCAATCTGTTTCTCGCTCAGCACCTCGCTATGCAGAATGCAGAGAACAAAGTGCTTCTCGATAAAATCACCGGCCTCGAAGCCGATCTGCGTGTTGCGCGCGGTGACGGCGATACCATCGACGGAGAAACCGAATAATGGCGGGCGTTGCTTACTACAACACCGGTACGGCGACGGTTGCAGTCAACTCCAAGACTGTGACCGGTACCGGCACGAACTGGCTTTCTGTCGTCGGTGGACTGACGGCAATCAAGGCTGGTGACAAGTTTGGCATTCATGTCGGACGGCCAATCATCATCGCTTCGGTCGACAGCAACACGCAGTTGACCCTTGAGGATAATTGGCCAGGTCCAGCGCAAACGAATGCGGCTTACAAGATCGAACTGACCAGCCCCGACGTCATAGCCGTTGAGGCTATGCGAAGGGTTCTCGGTTCTTTGTCTGGTGGTATTCTTTACGGTTTATCGCAGCTCACCGCCGTGCCGAACAAAGCCTTGACGATTGATGAGAATGGCTCGGCAGCTCTTGCTGATCTATCTCCACTCGGAAAGTCGCTGATTGCCGCTCTCAATAGCTCGGCCGCATACGGTACCTTGGGGGAAGTCCCGAACGGGCAGTTGCCGACACGGCTGCGGGAATTGTCGCCAGCAATCGCGGACGCGGATACGGTCCTGACAAATGGCAACTATGCCGTGACGTCTGGAACTGCAGGCATTCCCGAAGCGGCAGCAGGTATGCTCTCAGTCGGCATGTACAGCACCACTACGGGGGCGATACAGAAATACATAAGAGCGTCCAATGGCAACGTATGGCGTCGAGCCAGAAACGCCAACTCATGGGGTTCATGGAAGCGCATGGACGGCGACCTTTCCGGTCCCGGCGCAGCGGTGGTTGCCAACTCCTTCGTTGGTTTCAGCGGTACGAGCGGTTTTCTGACCAAGGCGCTCACCACGCTTGAGGCGTTGGCCTCACTTGGTCCTGTCTTTGGTGGGACGATACCAACACCCTCGGCGGCTGGCGTTGGACTAACGGACGGCGATTTCAACACTCTGACTGTCGGCGGTGTGTACACCACGACCGGCAGCTATGCGAGTGGCCCGCTTGGGAACCCCGCGACCCATGCAGGTTATGTCGAAATTTACCCGCGATACTCGACGCATGTCACCCAAATCTGGCGGACAACAACCGGGGTTACGTACAAGCGAGTTGGCAACCGGGCCAGTGCAAGCGTTGACTGGACTTGGGGCGCTTGGGACCTCACTGAAGGCAATGTTACCGGCCCTGCTTCATCGGTAGATAATGGTCTGGTTGTTTCCAGTGGGACAAGCGGAAAAGTCTTGAAGGCAGCACCGAATAGCGTTGTTACGAACGCGCTGCTGTCTAACGTAGCCACGGCCACAATCAAAGGGCGTGTTGCCACGGGAACGGGCGATGTGCAGGACCTCACGGCGGCGCAAGCACGAACGGTTATGGATGTGGTCCCGTCCGCAGCCAGGCAAGTTCGTCTTGGCGCTCAGGGTGTCGCTACGACCGTTATTGATCAGTGGACAATAGCTCCGTCAGGATCATTCCTTACGGCAATTAGGTCGGATGGCATCTACGCCGCCCGAGAAGTTGCCTATCGCGCCGTCCAGCAAACAGACGTTAGCGGGAATTGGGTAACTGTAGCGCAGGTTTAAGGGTAATCTCATGAAAAATCGCGGTGTATGGGAAAGCTATGTTCCCGACGAAATACCGTTCGGTATGCCTGTCAACGCCTTGTTCTGGCAGCGACAGTCAGATGGCGCAGACCTCTACGCATGGAGCTGGCTATTTTACGAGTTTGCGGCTGGTGCTGACACATCGGGAACGACCAAGGTAGCTGTCGTGAACGGGGTTGCGGTTTGCATCAGCGCCGATGTGTCCATGCTTTCGCTGCCGTCTCAATTCGAGCTGATCGAGGTTGAAGCCGGCGAACCGGTACCGCAACTCGGCTGGCTTTTGGTGGGCGGCGAGTTTCAAGCTCCTGTTGTGACAGACCCGGTCACTACCGTTTATGCCGTCGATTTCTGGACGCGTCTCGACGGTGGCGAAGATGGCAATGGCGGCGAGGTTGCGCAGGTGCTTTCCTCTATGGAAACCCAACCAATCCGCACCCGCAAAATCTTCGAAAGTGCCAACTCATACCGCAGTGACCATGAGCTGTGGCCGCTCCTGCTGCAGATCGCCACAACACTTTTCGGCGCCGAACGCGCAACGGAAATCCTCGCGCCATCTGCGTAGTGATCATCGCTTGGCCGGTAGCGTAACCCGGCACCCATAAGGACTCCCAAATGCCAATCACCAAAATCTCCACACAGGGGAGGGCTTTTGTGCGCCTGCACGAGGGCAATCCACTTACCTGCTATCTCGACCCAGTCGGCATTCCGACGATCGGTACGGGCTTCACAATGGGCAGCGATTCCGTTCGTCGTGAGCTCGCAAAAATCGGCATTGCGAAGCTTGTGCCAGGAAAGACCAAGATCACCGCAGCGCAGAGCGATGTTATCCTCGACGCTGTTCTTGCTGCCGAGTACGTGCCTGCAGTCGTTGCTGGTTCGCCCGAGAATCGCAAACAGCATGAGCTGGACGCTGCTGCATCTGTGACGTTCAATCTCGGCGTCGGCGCGATGAACTGGACGTGGGCTGAGCTGTGGCGCAAGGGCCAGATCAAGAAGGCCGCCGCTCATCTCGCAAGCAATTACAACACTGCGAAAGGCAAGAAACTGCCCGGCCTCGTACGCCGCCGCAAGGAAGAGGCGCTTCTATTCGAGAAGGGCTTCTATACCGGCGTTGGCGTGACGAAAGACGTGACGGCGGCTCCGCCGGTGCCACCGGATCCAGTTGTGAAGGAAGCGCAGGAGCTGCTCACGACTGCTGGCCTCAATCCCGGCGCTATCGACGGTTGGATGGGTGAAAAGACCAAGGCTGCCGTAATCGCCTATCAGAAGGCACACCCGCACCTTGTCGCCGACGGCATCATCGGTCCTGCCACCATCGCACAGCTTCGTCGCGACGCAGGCGCGGCCAAGGACGTGGTGGCAAAGGGCGCAAGCTCTGCGGCCGGTTCTGGAATGCTTGCCTTCACCGCGGGCCTTCCATGGGGCTGGATCGCCGCAGGCGTGCTTGTGGCGGTTGTCGGCTATGTCGCCTATCGCAACCGCGACGTGATCGCACGCCGGTGGAATAGCTGGCGCGGCAAGGAGGTGGTGGTTTGATGATCATCGCCAAGCTTAAAGGCTACCTAGCCGCAATGGGCACGGCGCTCGCGATCCTCGCGGGCGTCTTTTTGTATGGCCAGCGGGCAGGGCGCACCGCGGCGAAGGACGAGCAGGCTGCGGCGAATGCCAAGGCTATCAAGAAGGCCGGGGACGTCGAGCATGAAATCAAAAATCTTGGCGACAATGATGTTGATCGTCGTCTTACTCAGTGGATGCGCGACAAGCGGTAATTACTGCGACATCGCGCGACCGGTGCGGCCGTCAACGGACGATACCATGACGCCGGAAACGCAGCGGCAAATCCTCATTGAAAACACAAAGCTTCACGAGCTGTGCGGGGTGAAGCCATGACCGGCCCCGAGATCATGGCTGTCGGCGGGTTCTTCGTGCTGCTGTTCGGTTTCCTCTTCGGTCTCTGGAAGTACGTCGACGCGAAGATCAGTGCCGCAAAGATGGAGGCGTCTGGCGCCGCATCTGCGGCTTCGGCAATGGCGTCCCTTGCGAGGGAAGAGCTCGCGGCTCACCGCCTGCATGTGGCGGAAACCTACGTCTCAAAGTCCGGCCTTCGCGAACAGACTGAGCAGATCATGGGCGCCATCGGCGCCGTGAAGGACGCCGTCGACAAGATGACGTTGCGCGTGGATCGCATCGTCGAAAATCAATCAAAGCCGCGCGCGACGCGGGCTTCCTAATTTAGCCCGCTTGCCGAGAGGTAGGCGGGTTTTTTATTTGTTGCGAGAGCAAAACAAAACCCGCCGAGTGTGGCGGGCTAGTTGGGAAAAACCGCGCGTACTGAACACATTTCGCGCTTGGCTTCAGCGTGCCATAGCAATGTAAACGGCTGGTAAAGGGCAGACAAAAAGAAACCCTCCGGCGGGGAGGGTTCTAATAGTGCCAACTAAAGGGCACTAGGAGCAATGGGCGGAGGGGGGGAAAGGGTCCGTCCGACCTTAAAAACTCGCGACCTTAAACTCGGTTCCGAACAAATTAGCTATTCCACCACACGCAGCACCGGCGGCGCACCTTCAGCTCTGAACGTCTTTAAATTTACCTGCGTCATTGGGCCACGAGATGTATGCATCGTCAGGGTGCTGATATCGACGTCGAGGCCTGTCTTGTGAACTTCTTTGATCGCATCGTTTAACTGGCGAAGGGCCATTGCCAACCGTTGTTCCGCGTTCTTCTGGCGGGAAATGCGGGTTATCATTGTAGTGTCTCCTTATGCGGATAATGCGCCCAGCAATGCCAGGTGGATTTCTCGGCCTTCGATCGAGAATACCCGAAGCCGCCCCATTTCTTGCAGCCAGGATGCTCGCAATAGTGATTCTCGTGAATGCCGTCGCTATTTTTGGATTGGTCGCTCATTATTCCTACCTTCAAACTTCTGGCGGCGCATCCGCACCAATCACCGGGGATCCCCCACGGGCGTGATACTGTATCGACCACTCATGCAGAGCTTCGGCAGGATCGTCCGCTGAAACGGAACCGATAACCACATCTGACAGGGCAGGGTCTAAATAGAGAATCAGGGCTTGCTTGAGGTCATCGCTGTAAAGCATCTGAATGGATGCGCCAGATGTCCGGTCAGGATCGGCCCAAAACCTCTCCGGCCCTGCATAGGCGTAGACCTCTTTAAAATCTGGTATGGCCAACGCCTTATCAATGAGACGCCGATCGATAGTGGATAGCTCCACTTGGTCGACGTCCATGTAATCACCGTCGGCTGGCTGGTCAGTTACGCTTATGCCACGTTCTTCAAGCACGTTGGGTTTCAGAAGCATTCTCTCCTCCCTCATCCAAAAAGATCGGCTGGCTTGCTCTCCTCCTCAACAGGCAGTAGCACCAGGCCGTCATCAGGCAGTGGCCGCTGAAGCGCTTTCGCTTCTTCCCATGGTGCGGTCAGCCATGTTTCCACTTCATCCTTATTTGTCAGAATGACCGGCATAGCCTTCGGGTGGATCGGCTTCACAATGCCGTTAGGGTCGGTCGTCAGGAATGCAAAAAGCTGATGATCGCCTTCGCGCGGGTTCTTCGTAGATCCCCGAACGCCATGCCAGTCCGTCCAGATGCCGGCGAAGAAGGCGAGGGGCGTTTCCTCGTTGATAGCAAACCAGCGCTTCGTCTTCCGGGGTTTGGTATCTTCCCATTCGCAAAAGGTCGTCCACGGAACCACGCACCGGTTCTCTACCCGAAGCCACCGCCGCCAATGCGGTGACGTGACGTTGCGGATGTTGGTCACGCCGGTGTCAGGCTTGCCTTGCGTGACGAACTGCGGCGAGGGCATACCCCACGTCAGGCCGACCAACTCCCGGCCGCTCTCACCGTTGCGCACCACCGGCGCCGGCCGATCTGGATAGACCTCAATGTCTGGCTCCAGATTAAGCCGCTCCTGCATGATGCCCACGATGTCGCGGATAGATTCCTGATTGGTCTTCACACGGTACAAATTACACATGCTCACCTCGGCATCTTGGCTATGGTGATTTTGACGTCACCCTTGGTGTTGCACCTTTTGCACTTTAGCCGCTTGGCAATATCGTCGACGGTGGTATCGGTTTTAGCCACGC